TTCATGCGGGTACGTCAACTGACGTAGCTCTTGATTTAGGTGTGACTAGCGTAGACCCAGATGCATTTGTTGATGGATTTAATCCTGACGCAAAAGCAGTTGGTGTTTATTCTATAAGTGCTGGTAACGGACCAATATCCGCTGCTGCTGCTGACGATACGCTTGACATCTTAATTCAAGCTATGACGGGTACTACTACAGCCGGTGTTCTTCGTGTATACGCTGTCCTAATGGACATGGATGCACTAGGTTCAGTGGGTGCAGAAGAAGTAGATCGTGATACGCTTGCGTAATACGTAATGGTTGGGGTAGGGTTTAGTCTCTACCCCATTCATACTTAAGGATTATTACATGGCTACAACATTTCTTACACTTGTTAACGATGTAAATAAAAGATTAAATGAAGTAGAGCTTACGAGTTCTAACTTTGCATCTGTAACAGGGTTTTATTCTCATATTAAAGACGCTGTAAATTCGTCTATTCGTTATATAAATGAACAGGAATATGAATGGCCCTTTAACCATAATGAAAAACAACAGGCTCTTACTGCTGGAACAACACGATATGCATTTCCAACCGACGCTAAGACAATTGATTTTGATTCGTTTAGGATTAAAGAAAGTGCAACATTAGGAAATGATACTAGAAAACTTGCTTTAGTTACATACGATGAGTACTTAGAAAAGTATGTAGATCAAGAGTATGCCGCTACACAACAACGTGCTTTACCCAGACTTGTGTTTCATGGTCCCGATGAAAAGTATGGTGTAGTTCAAGCTCCTGACAAAGCATACACATTAGTTTTTGATTACTTTACTTTTGCTTCAGACTTATCAGCTCATGGAGATACTATGGTAATACCAGACAGATTTAAACATGTTGTTGTTAATGGTGCAATGTACCATGCTTATATGTTTAGAGGTAACTCACAGGACGCTCTTATAGCAAGAGAAGAAACAGATGAGGGTATTAAAGCTATGAGATCGATGTTAATTAATAGATATCACTACATGAGATCTTACATGATACCTGCTGCAACAGGTGGGGGTCGCAGAGTAGGTTCTGCTAGAACTACCGCCGGGTCTAGTTTGGATGGTCTATAGTGCCTGACGCATGGGAAACATTTAGAATAGAGTTCAAAGGTGGCTTAGTAACTAATCTAAGTCCTTTGCAACAAGCTATTAATGCTCCCGGTTCGGCTAGAATACTACGTAATTATGAGCCATCTATTGATGGGGGTTACAAAAGAATACAGGGATACGAAAAGTTTGATAGTGTTATTATGGCTCCATATGGTAATCCAGTTGTACATGGTGGCAGTCAATCTAGCACTACTTTAATTATAGGAGCAATACACACTACTCCTGCTGTTGGTGATACATTAACTATAGCAGGAGTTTCTGGTACATACACAGTAGCAGGAGGAGGTGTGTCTTATAACACTGTTACTAATAGAGCCACACTTACTTTAACTGGTGCATTAAATTCTAGTCCTGCAAATGGTGCGCTGGTAACTTTTGTTTCTGTAAATACAACTAATTATGCTAACGGTATTACATATTTTAATGACAAAGCTGTGGTAGCAATTAACGCAGATATATTAGAAACGTCAGGTAGCGGCTACACTAAAATAAATAAACCTAACTATGGTTCACCATTAATTGATGGTGCTAGTCAAACAGGTACAACATTAGTAGCAGATGCATTCGATACCTTTCCACAAGCAGGTGATGTATTTACAATATCTAATGCGGATGGTAGTAACTTAGCTGCAATAGATAAAACGTATAGAGTTGCTACTACTGTATCTTCTTACTCTGATGCAGGTACTAAAGAAGTAAATATACTTATCGACCCTGAACTAGCTAGTAGCCCATCAGACAATGCTGTAATAACATTTATTTCTAGTGATAGAGAAGGTGCAATTAATACACGCTTTGATACAGTTGACTTTACAGGTACAAAAACATTGGTACTTGTAGATGGTTTAAATGCTCCTGCAATGTATAACGGCACTACTTTTACACCATTAAATTCTGCACCAGCAGATGTAATTGGGGCAAAGATAGTAGCGGCACATAAAAATCACCTGTTCTATGGTAAGGGTAGATTACTTAGTTTTGGTGCACCTTTAAGCACTACAGATTTTGCAAGTAGTAATGGTGGTGGTACTATTGGTTTAGATAATGATATTGTTGCAATAAAAAGTTTTAGAGATCAACTTATAGTTTTTACAGACTCATCTATATTTAGACTGAATGGCGATGCGCTATCATCATTTAACTTACAACCTGTTACACGAAACATAGGATGCACACAAACAGACAGCGTACAGGAAATAGGAGGTGACGTTGTATTTATGGCCCCCGATGGCTTAAGGCTTCTCAGTGCTACGGAGCGTATTGGTGACTTTGGATTAGCACCAATTACTAAAAAGATACAGGGTACTTTTAATTCCTTTGTAAAACAACATACTGAATTTTTTAGTTTAGTAATACGTAATAAATCACAGTACAGGTTATTAGGTTGGAACAATAGTTTTACTAGACCTAATGCACAAGGTCTATTGTTTACACAATTTGCATCTCCCGGTGAGTCATCTGTAATTGACTTCGCTGAAACACGTGGGATTCAAGCAACTGCTTGTGCAAGTGTGTATGCAGGGACAACAGAGTTTATTTTGTTTGCTGGTAAGGAAGGATATTTGCATAGGATGGAAAACGATACATCTAGTTTTGATGGCAATAATATAGCAACTACATTTGCTACTCCATTCTATCCTATTAATGATCCACTCATAAGAAAGACTATATACAAAGCACAGTTTTATTTAGACCCAGAAGGACGAGTAAACTTTAATCTTAATTTAAAATTTGACTTTGATGAAGCTAATGCTGTTGTTATGCCAGCGGTTACATTTACAAATTCAAGTAGTAGTTCTGCTCAGTTTTATGGCATAGGTGAATTTGGCACAGCTACGTATGGTGCTAAGTTACAGAAAGTGTTTTCTGCACAGACAACAGGATCAGGTAAGACTATATCTGCACAGTTTGAAGCAGACAATAATACAGATGTTCCATATGCGCTTGACGCATTGACACTGGAATATGCAACACATGCAAGAAGGTAATTAAAAATGGGAACAGGATATACACGTAACGATGCATCTAACAATATTGCTGATGGTAATATCATTAATGCTTCTGACCTTGATGGTGAGTTTAATGCTATTGTAAGTGCCCTTAGTACAACAGGGCATTCGCACGATGGTACAGCAGCAGAAGGTGGGCCTATATTAAAACTAGGACCAAATCAACAATTAACTATAGCCTCTACTAGTGTAACACCTTCTTCCGATGGTGCATTTGACATAGGTGCTTCTGGTTCAGAGTTTAAAGATTTATATATAGATGGAGTAGCATACGTAGACGCTATTAACTTTAATGGTACAGCCATTGCTGCTACTGCTGCTGAACTTAATATTGTAGATGGTGACACCGCTGCTTCTACTGGTGTAACTATTGCTACCTCAGATAAATTTATTATCAATGATGGTGGTACAATGAAACAGCTTACGTTTGCAGATTTAGAAACGTGGGTTGAAACTAACATTGATGCAGGTGCAAATTTAACAACTGTTGGCGCATTAGCTGCGGGATCAATTACTTCTGGCTTTGGTAGTATAGACAATGGTGCGTCTAATATAACATCCGGCGGCGTATTAAAATTAGATGTAGACGCTGACGCAGATGATCTTACAGGCGATAGTGCTGTTGGCAGACTTACATTAGGTGCTGGTGAGGATTTAAATTTATATCATGGTGGTACTAATTCTTACATAGTAAACGATACAGGCAATTTAATTATTGACACAGTAGGAGACATTGTTTTAGACGCTGACGGTGCTGATGTAGTATTAAAAGACGCAGGTACGCAGTATGCTGCACTAACTAATGATTCTGGTAATCTCGTAGTTAAGTCAGGAACAACTACAGCACTTACAATGTCAGGTGCTGATGTTACAATTGCTGGTGACTTAACCATATCAGGTGATGACTTAACTATGGGTACAAATACTGCTGGTATGTTGCTTGTAGCTGACGGTACAAACTTTAATCCTACTGCTGTAACTGCCTTAAGTGAAATAGCTACAGT